AGAACTTTCTTCAGTCTTTCGTCGCTCATATAACTCGCTCCCTTATTTAGCGAGAAGAATTGTTACGATCATAGTCAGCATAACGCTTAATGTACTTCTGACGCAAGTCAGGGTTGTCCCAGACTCCAGCGTCAATCAGTGCTTGTTTGCGTTCTGGGCTGATATAAACCTCTTTTCGGCTAGATGGCGCGGCATATTCGCGCTTGCCACCTACCGGGGGACCGCCCCGTTTCGCAGCCGGTTTGGCTTTTTCCATCGGGGTATCCTCTACATATCGGTGCGGTAGACGCTTTGCTACGCGGTTATCCAGCTCAATCCAGTAATCTTCCGAAGCCGGATTAAAGCCCTCAGCGGCAAGACGTTGGTCGATGACCTTCACAATGGCCGAGTCCTCATCCTTGCCGGACGGGTCGTACCAATCGTTCATCTTGACCCACTCTTGGGCATACGCAGCCACGCGAGGATCTTTCTGGGGCTTAGCCGGTTGACGAGGTTTCTCAGCCTCTTCCTTCACCGCTTTAAGTTGACGCGCACGCTCCAAAGCCTGATCACGGATCTGAAGTGCCTTGGTGACATCTTCGCCCTGACCCTGCTCAATGGCCTTCGCCATGATGCGCTCAGCCAACTGGGCTTCGTTAATAGCCTCGTTCAGCTTCTGGTCAACCGCACTGATATTGAACTGGGAGGTCTGCTTTTCGACGCTTGATAAGCGGCGCTTGAACTCCTCATTCTCCGCACGCAAGAACGCCAGCTCGCGCTCTTTGTGCTCAATAGCAGCCCGACGCCGGAACTTTCGGTTCTGACGCTGAACACGCTTCTCTTCAGGCGTTAACTGCCTTTTCGAACCTTTGCCTTCATCTTCTTCGGACTCTTCTTCGGAGAGTCGGGCGTCTTCTTGATAGTCGTCGTCGGAGTCGGCGTCACTATCATCTGATCCTTGCGCAACTTGCCCAGAAGGCTCTTCACCTTCCACTTCAGGTTGATCCACAGGAGCTTCAATTGCCACATATTCTTCCACTCCCTCGTTATCGTCTTCCGATAACACGTTATCTCTAGCCATGATTTAACCCTCAGATAAACGCTTTGATGGCAAGTGGATCGCCCACTACACCACCCACGATGTCGAGATCATTGAAGATCACGAACAGGGCTTCTTCTTCCCCGTCCTGCCCAAATGGGACCTTCCAACGATCACCGCCGTACTTCGGTACACGGACGAACTCGCCGTCTTTGCACCAATTACCTTCCGGCCAGGATTCCATCGTGTTGCGATTCTTGAAGGCCAACGGCCCAAGCTTTACAACCTTCGCGATCTGGGTATTCCAGATCTCAGTCTCACGAGTTTCGGTATGCAAAATAATGCCACCAGCAGAAGTCTTTTTTGCTGAGCGAATCTGCACAAGGACTCGCGAACCAAACGGAATCAAACCCGGCTCTACACTAGGAAAAGCCTCATCCAATGCTGACATTTAGAACTCCTCTCCGTCTTCTTCGTCTGCTTTGAGAAGACGATCAATATAAGTTAATGCGGCCTGCAACCCGGCGTAAGTGCCCACTGCCTTGCCATATTCAAACGAAGCATCCTTACCTTCCAGTTGCCGCTTCATCGCGTCGTGAGCGACGCGCGCCTTGGCCAACTCCAATTCGTCAATGATGCGTTCAATCATGCGTTTTGTTTACCCTTTGAGATCATTGCAGGCGTTGCCTTAGGGTCGCCCTTAACACCCTTTGAGCCAGTATCGGCTCCCATCTTCCCGCCAGAAGGCATCTTCTGACCGTCCAATTTCTCACCCATCGCGAGCAACTTGTGCTGCTTGATGAATTGCTTTTCCATAAACCCTCCTTAGGGATTGATACCCGTACCCGTTGAAACACCAACCTTCTCGCCCGAGAGAACTTCGGCTGCCGCGATTTCCTTGGCAGTCTCGTTGTCTTCTCGGTTCGTAACCATCTTGACGTTGAGTTCCGCAGCCTGACGCTGATCCAAGCGATCCTGCTTGAGCATCTCGCGCTGAGCGTTCTGCTGTAGACGCGCGGCCTGCTCTTGCGAACCAATCTGCGCCTTCTGCGCTTCGAGCTGAAGCTTCGCCTGATCGAGCTGAGTCGAAGCCTGATCGGCAGCGGCTTTGCGCTGTACTTCCGCCATCTGCACCGCCATGCGCGGATCTTGCGGACCAGCACCCTGCATCTGCTGCATGACCTGCATCGCTTGCTGCACGATCTGCGGGATCGCACCAAACGCTTGACCCGCATCCGGTACCACCTTCTGCGAAGCCATCGCCATCATCTGGTCGAAGCTCTTCTTCACCTCTGGGCTGTTGGTCTTTTGGAACTCAGAAATGTCCGTACCCGCAGCAGCAGACGCGACTTCAAATACGTGAGTCGCATACCAAAGAGCGATATGCTCTTTGAGATGGTTAAGAATGAGAGGAATGTATGTCCCCGACATGAGGATACTGCCACCCAATACGGGGCTAGTGAGATAATCCAAGTGGACTTGGATGTGCGCAAGGTGATCCTGTTCCGGGAACGCTGATATTGGACGCCCCAGAGTTGCAGCGACGTTTTCATTGATGGCATTCATCTCCTTGGGCTTCGGAGCCGGGAGCAGAAGATCCTTCGCATTCGGGATCTTGAGCTGATGCAGGATTCGCTCTTCTACTTTGCGCAGGTCATAAATTTGCGGAAGGGCCAGCGCACGCTGAGCAACCGCTTGAACCTGAGCATAACGCTGAGCTTCAGAGAAGATGTTGGGGTCCGAAACCGGAATGACATCCATCGGACCTTCGAAGTCAGAGCGACGAACGATCAGTTCACCCAGCTCTTCTTTGACTTCCTCATCTTCCAAGTACATCGAGTTCAATCGATGCAGGACCTTTAAAGTGCGACCCATGGCGTCGTGCAGACGCGCATGGATCGCACTAAAGACCATCATGCCCTGCTCGATACGAGCAAGCTGAGTACCGACCGGAACGTTCGCGTTCGAGTCAGTCATCGTATCTAGGGTGGTGCGAACGACGCCCTTACCGGCATCGACTAAGAACCCAAGAAGCTGGAACAAAACAGGGGAGGGCTGGTTGAACGGAAGCGGCATCGCAATCTTGCGGATGTCATCCGAGAATGCACCACCCTCGATTTCCTTGACCTCGGTCGGATCAATACGCTCGGACTGTCCGCCTTCGCGACCGCCCTTCAACTTCAACATTCCGGGGAAGTTCGCGATGTGAGCAGAATCTAACAGCGCGCGTAGCGCACCCGTTGCCGCTGCGGAGATACCGCCAATCATCTGCGGGATACCGATGGGGTACGCACCACGCCACGGAACGAACGGGAACTCGATGATCCACTGCATCTCTTCGAGCGTGTCGTCTTCTTCACGCCAGTTGCGATAAACAGCGAGGACCTTCCCGGTTACTTTATCGACCGAAAGAATGTACGGAGCGAGTCCGTAGTCTTCTTCAAGATCCGCAATCGCGTAGATCTCAAAGATGGTGCGCAATCCATCAACGTCATACGCACTACCATCGCGACCTTCGATCTTGTTGTTGGCTTTCTCAGCCTTCGAAACGTCCGGCTCCATCGTCGTCGGAGCCAGATCCACATCGCGATACATGCCAGAGCGCACGCGCTGCTGGTATTCAATCTCGGTTACGTATTGAACGTGGGTCTTACGCTCAGCGCTGTAAAAGTTCGTTGCAGCGTAAGGCAGGTAGATGTCATCAATACCCACGAAAAGCGGAACCGGGCGCTTCTTGTTCGGGTCCCAGCTTAACTTCAAGTACTGAGCACCGCCCAGCGGTACTTGTGTGAGGAGTTGTTCCAGCTCCGCGCGGAATTCCGGCATCTGCTGGGTCAACTGCCAGTTCATGTACTGGCTCTTGCGCTCGGCTTTGGCTACCTTGTCAGCAGTCGGGTCGCCAACGATGAAGTCCTTGACCGGTCCGTCTGCGGGGAAAAGTTCCTTAATAGCACGGGCAGAGAAGTCCACGCATACCTCAGTAAGCATGGGGTGCACGACCCGACTTGCGCCCTGAAACTGAGCGCCGCCCGGTGCATCATCACCAAGTCCCGTGCGTCGGATTCCCTCTTCGTACTGCTCATCGCGCTTCTTACGCGCCTCTTTGTCCTTCGAGATTAAGCCCAAGAACTCCTGAGCCACCTCGTCCATGACCCCTTCTGGCAGGGTCTCTGCTAGGTTTGCGTAAAACTCGCGCTCACCCTGCGGGTCCTCGTCTTCGTCCTCGCCAAATCGAACAATCGCCCCACCGTCCTCGGTGTCTTCAACCTCCGAGATTTCCTCGGGAAGTTCGAACATCTCACCCAGATCTTCTCGGGCTTCGTTCAACTCATTCGGCTCAGACGCCATACGGATTACCTCTTGGGCGCTCATTCACAATGAGCCTAGGCTGCAACGGCTTAGGCTTACTCACGCTTATCATATCCTTGTCGGCAAGGAAACGTAAACCTTGGGTGCAGGCGTCCATCAAGTCGTCGTGCTTAATCGTCCCCTCGCCCGAGAACGAACAGAGCTGATAAACCAATGGCTCCGCCCATGATCGGACTTGGTTCTTGCGCTTCTCGGACTCCACCATCCACACCATCCCGCTTGCAAACAGGTGGCTCACCATGTGCAAGCGGGTTAACTTCGATGCCTTGCCGGGGTTGTATGCATGCGCCACGATGCCTTCTCGGGATAGCATCTGACGGAGCGAGATTCCGCTGCCCTTATCTTCAATCACAATGGTGTCGGGCTTTCTGCCCGAGTTCATCATTCGAGACGGCCCGATCTTGGGTCGGATCATCGGCTTCTGTTCATCGTCGCCGTAGAAGACCTCCATCTCGCGCTTGACCCGTCGAATCAGATCCGGCATTCCGAGTCGGTCTTCCCAACAATCAAGCAGAATAATGTTCGGCTTCTCGTTCTCGTAGAACAATCCCAACACCACACAAGCAGACGGGTCCGAGTCCGATGTCTTCTTATCGCGAGTCTGCTCCGTGAATGCAGTATCCAGACTCATCACGATGTGTTCCAGAATGGGTAGCGGCTTCTTCGCTGGCCAGAGTTGAACCCAACCGCGCTTGATGATGCCCTGCTCTTCTGGATTTAAAACCTCGGCATGGATTTCCTGTCGTCCAAGTGTCGTGCCCTCGAACTTCAAGAGCTGTTGCTGGAAAGTCGGAGCCAGGTTGTTAATGTTCTCGTACGTAGATGCGCGCGTAACGTGTACATCCGCGCCATCTCGCTCCACCAAATCGCGGATTAGCGCCTTCGGCTTTGGCGTTGTCGTGGCTACGATTCGGGGATGGGTCCCTAAACGTAGCGCGAACATGATCATGTCCCACGCTTCTTGATCGTACTGCCAGGCTGCTAACTCGTCACACCACGCTCCGTGCCATTGTCCACCACGAAGCCGGTCGGGAGTCTCCGCGCTGATGCCTTTGATCAGGGACCCGTTAGTTAAAATAATCTCCGAGAGCGAGCGGTTGTATTCCGATACCGTCTTCTCCGGAATGACTTGCATCAATCCCGAGTCACCCTCGAAGCAGGTGTCGCGAATGTCTGCGGATGTCGGTGCACACACCAACCAGCGCGTGTTCGGTGCCTTGTAAGCCTGCCACCAGATCCACTCGGCTGCGGCTCGGGTCTTTCCCGCTCCGCGTCCCGCGAGTAACAACCACACAGTCCAGTCCCCTTTAGGCGGTTTCTGGTGCTTGTGTCTTTTCTGCGTCCACTTCAGGCGGTTCTCATACGCCAGCAAGTCCTCCGTCGGGAGCTTATTCAGCTCCTTGATCAGAGGATCGTTCATGTCCAACTTGGGCGGGGTCCCTGATGGGGTCCCCGTTGCATTCTGTGTCATCGATAGCGCGAGGTCTTCTTCGCAATCGCCTTCGGCTGCGCTACAAACTGCTTACCCTGTGCTTTGCCTTCTCGCTTAGCGCGGGTTGTTGCTGCGTACTCTTGCGGGGTCAGAGACTCAATCGCTGCCTTGGGTAGATACCGCTCGCCGGTCTTTGATGACGGCTTGCCTGACTTGGTGCGCCATTCTTGCGCGGTCCAATCCTTGAGAGACTTTTGCGGGGCTTTCATGACTTGTACCCACCGCCCTTTTCTTTGTACCGCTTAGCCAGTAGCTGTGCCTTACGGGCTGACCATTGACCCGCTGCGGTGCCTTGGGTTGCAGATCCCTTGATCTCGTTAAACAACTTCTTGCGCATCTCGGGCTTCGTGTAATTACCCGCTGCGTTCACTTTAGACTTCGTTGCCATTGTCAACACTCCAAATCTCAGTTTGACGCTTCAACTTCGGCCAGTTGGCTTCGGTGATGAACGATTTATCCAGCACCAAAACGTGGTTCGTAGGTTGCGCTGTATAGCGCCCGTTGTCCAGTTTGATGAAGTAAAACTCTTTGCTCTGCTCCGGCTCTAGACTGAAGCCATCCATCATCGGAAT